ATAGATTAAGGCTTGAACTGCCACACCTTCCAGCTTTTGACACTTTAGAAAAATTACTAATCTGGATGGTTAGTGAACGGGTAAGTTTTTCGGATATTGAAACCGAGAATATTGAAGGTTTTAAAATTCATAATGGGATCTACCATGCGGAGGGAGATTTTATAGGTGACTAGGGAACAGTTAGAATATATCTGGTTGGTTGATAGTTTGGTATTTTCCGAGACCGGAAAACATCTTGATAGCTTGACTAGAAAGATTATCGAGGGAATATTAAACGATAAGTCTTATCCTGAGATTGCCAAAAATCTAAATTATGGATCTGCTTATATTGGCGATAAAATCAGAATAATATTTAAAATTCTAAGCAGAAGACTTGGTGAAAAAATTGATAGATACAACTTCTGTTGGGCAATTGAAAGAATTTTAATATTTGACTATAGCCCATCTGTTATCAACTACTTACAAACAACAACGGATAATGACTAAAACATTTATCGGAATTGACCCCGGAGCGACGGGGGCAGTGTGTAGGATTTCTAATGGTGAGGTTAAATTTCTCGACTGTCCAGTTATTAAGATTAGTGGAAAGATACGCCCCAACCCGACATTAATGGCATCTGGACTGAAGGAAATGATCACCCTCAATACTCACCTAATTATTGAGAATGTTCATGCAATGCCCAAGCAAGGGGTGACCAGTACCTTTAACTTTGGGATGGGTTTTGGGATTTGGATTGGGATTATCGCAGCGCTAGGAATCCCGATGGAGTTCACCACGCCCCAAGCCTGGAAAAAATCTTATGGGTTAGGGAGCGACAAAGAACCTGCGAGGGCGAAGGCTTTAGAGCTGTTTCCGTGTCAAGCTAACAACTTGAAACTAAAGAAACATCACGGCAGGGCGGAGGCGTTATTATTAGCAGAATATTTAAGGCGGAGATATTGAGAGTTTAGTTAATAAAAAGCACCCTAAATTAATGATTGATAAAGGACAAAGCAAATGAAAGATATTAAAATCTTTAACAAAGATGGTTTTCTAAATTTCGTGGAAGGCAAGTTAGCGTCTACCGAAGATTATAAAAAAGCAGATCGGTGTCAAGGATCTATCTTTGAAGCACTGAAACCAGGCTATTTGATTGAACTCCAAGATGGAGTATTTGTTTTAAATAAAGACCTGGATCTTCGGCGCGAGGTCAGTCGTGGCGATATATAACCAGTGATTAATAGCTAAAACTTTAAACCCCCGTAAATTAATTTACAGGGGTTATTTTTTACCATTTAGAAGTCTGACAAACAGTTCCCCAACCCTCAAAAATTTCCTCAAATCTTTGAGGTTGCAATCCAAAATAAAATAGAGTTTGGGAGAATCGGTTTTGGTTTTGTTTCTTCCCATCCTGCGCCCGTTTTGGGGAATAAAAAGTTAACCGAGTTGACGGTAGGCAGAAGCGATCGCACCGATTCAAAGCCTTTTTGTACCAAACTGTACTGTTGTCGGTATTGGTCAATAAGAATGCTTCCGCTTCCGTCTCGTTCAATGTTGCAATCAATTTATCAACAACCTTCTCAATAAATCCCGCGCTGTAGGGAGGGTTCAACCAGAGTGTTTTAGCCTGCCTCCAGTTCTGTTTAAATCCATCATCTTGAATTGTAAATATCTTTTGAGCTTTAATAATTTGATTGGCTTGTTCACAGCTAAAAGGGTCTAATTCAGGAAATCCATAAAACTTATGAACTAAATCAATTAAATCAGATGGGGTATAATTTTCGTTTGAATCAATTAATGATGGTTGTGTTTCAAACAGACAAAGTTGTTGTATAATCATTGTTGTTTACTCCTAGTGCGTGGTTGTTCAAAAGTATCTGAGATGCTCTACAAACTCAGATACTTTTTTCTTTATTATAAAATATTTGTGTTAAAATAATGTTAACTTAAATGTATTAATTATGGAACCAGAAAATAAGAAAAAGAAATATGGATTTGCTGCTATGAGTCCAGAAAAACGTCGAGAGATTTCTAGCAAAGGCGGGAAGGCATCTCGTGACAACGGGACGCTGTATAAGTTCAGTTCTGAGGATTGCAGCGAAGGCGGAACAAAAACATCTCAGAACAAAGACCATATAACTGAAATAGGTCAGAAAGGCGGGAAGGCATCTCGTGACAACGGAACGCTATATAAGTTCACTTCTGAAGATTGCAGGAAAGCGTGGAAAAGAAATTAGGGGAGTGCGATCGCAGTGTCAACAACAACTGATTATGTTAGCTCGGTTTCTCTACTGCCTACTGTTGAATTTTTGGAGTTAGTAGCCAAGAAACAATGGGATTCAAGTGCTAGTTATGGGTTGGGAATATCAACGATTGTCCCCATGTTTCATTCAACAACTAACTCAGAATGGTTATGCCTCAACACTGAAGCCGAATTTTTAGAAGCACCCATAGGGACTATATCAATCAAGTCACCATTTGGCTATACCCGACCCGAATCGTCGCCTGTTTATGTCTCCTTTAATGATTCGGTTAAGATAGATAAAAATAAGGTTAATAAAGCAAAATCATTGTTTTTATTCAGAATTGGAGAGGAACAAAACGAGATTATAACCGTTTCTAATTACGATAAAAAGGATCAGAATGTTACCACGGCTCCCCCTTTGGATTGCTTCTCTAGGGAGTGCATGACGTGGTTTAGCTCGGACGTTGATTGGTTTACGGGTTTTGGGGTTTCCTCTCAATCTTTAGCGTCGTTTGTAGTAAACGATGATGGGATTATATTGAGCAAGTCCAGTGATATTTTGTCGGGTGTTATTTCTGAGTCGGTGAAAACAGTTGATTACACCAATATTCAAGTTCTCAATACAGTCTCGGAGTTAACCCCGTGGGTATCTATTCAATTGTCTACAGGGGTTCAATTGACGGGAGACAATGAAGCCAATATTTTGTTTTTGTATTCGGTAGATAAAGACGGGGATTCCCTGGTTTCCTTTGCCTATGGTTATACTGCACCAATATCTACTATCGGTTATAATATGATGATTACCGATATTTCATTTAATTCAGAAGATATAATTACGTTATGAACAAGATTAACGGTGCTTACAGATTTAAGACAGTTGTGACATCGCAAATGATTGTGAATGTAAGCCATGTAAGAAGAAACAAATCATCTTCTATTCTGGAATTTTTAATAAAAATATGGCTTTTAGATGGTGACAGAATTATTCAGTCAATCCCTTTGCAAGCAATAGAGTACGAAGGGCGGATAGTAGAGGGTATAGCTCGGAATACTTTCGGATTATGGTGGCATACCAGACTTGCTCCCATAGTGATTGTATTGTCGGATAAAAATATATTAATAAGTCATCAGTGGGTGGAGGAAAACGAAAGTTGGAAGCCTAGTAATGGGCTAGACCAAGGGCTTAAATATGAGTCTGCTGTGATTTTTTTAGAAATAAATGGTACTAAAATAATTAATAAAGGGCATGAAATCCGAACTCAAAAAAACGCATTTGGAGTTCCTGAATACCCAATCTTTGCAGGGAAAATAAATGATGAAACAGGTTTTTTTATTTTACCAGAACAATCAATAATTACATCTATTGCGGGGGGGGCGTTAGAAACTACGACTACAACATTAAACATTCCGTTAATAAAGACGGGAAATTCTTATCCATATTCCGGTGATTATTTTGACAGCCACATGAGAGTTACTTCATCTCGATTAAGTGCCGACACTATTATTGTGTTTTATCACTTTTCTTTATATTTTAATATGCAGATATGTGTCCAGGTAGTAAAAATATCAGAAACCAATGATTTCACGGTATCTTCTATGCAATTTCTACCAGGAAGGGATAAAGATACTGGGATGAATTACTATACCCCAATAGGCTCGTCTCGGATATCTGATAATCAATGTTTTCTTACTTATGATGTAACACTAGCTGATAATACAGGGCTAAATATCATCACATTAACCAAGGTGGGGAGGGTCGTAACAGTTAATGGTAGTAGTATTACATGGGGTGGCGAAGTTGAGTTAATCAACGCTGACGAGGTTAGCGCGCTTGGTTACTTGGATTTACTCGGTTGTCGAATATCAAGGTTTCCTAATAGTAATAATTTTATTGTTTTTTACCTTCGCAGACGAAATATTGACGATATTTTAATTATGGAGTTATTGGCGCAATCGGTCTTGATACAAGACTCGGTAATTTCACCACAGAGCATTATAACAATAATGGAAATTGCTGCGGAAGACCAACACTGGAATTTAGATGTCCCTAAGTTTCGGGATATTGCAATATCTCTCGATACGATATTAATGGTTATATCAACAACAAGAAAGCCGTTATATTATAAAATTATAAAAATAGCAAACGGCAATATTTCAATATCTGACGAAAAAAAACCCGAACAGGACGAGCTTTTTTTCCAGATTGCAATAGACCACTACGGGATTCAATATCAAAAATCTTCTTTTGGAAATACAGCGCTAATCCCATTATTAAATATATAGATTGTCATTCACTAACGAATAGTTTTAAATTCTCAAAAGTTGGCATCCGCCGCCCAACCTCCGCATCTTCAGAACACAGCCACCACTTACAAAATGATTTAACTTGGTGATTATTTGCGATCGCTTCCAACTCCCCCCATAAAAAATCACAGGCGAGTTTATCAAGATCATTCTTATACCACAAACTCGCCTCAATAAAATGTACCGGAATATCGCCAAACATCCCAATTATTTCAGGGAGACGAGCCAAAATAACGGGGGCATTGTAACTCTTGATGTGAGTTTGAATCCCAACTTCTACCGGAAAATCCTTAGCTAGTTCGTGGCAGATATTAGCGATCGCACGCCATTTATTCAGAAGATGTGGTCTGAAATCTCCTAAAATTATTCGCGCGCTAGGATTAGCAGTATAGGCAGCTTCACAATAACGTTTTAGGTCATCGAGGGAATAGTTGGGATACGGAATCCCAAGATCATCGCTCCATTCATTTACTAACACCCACTCAGTGATCTGTGGAAATCTCCTAACCCTTCTATGCACCCACTCAATAATTGAATCACAACCCGAAAATGGGCAGGGTTTGTGATGTTTGTGTCCATAAAGGAATTGAGATCGGATAACTTTATCAGGGAAGTCCAGAGAGTTCTTCGTGCCATCTTGATTGAAAGATTGCCAGTGGTAGCCAATTACAACCCCGTCAAACGGGGTCAAATCCAATGGCAAAGAACTTCCACAGGTAAATCTAAGCATCAAGTAGAGCCACCTCCTGCCACCCAACCGCCATTGAAAGCGTTATAGACTACTCCCGTTGACGTATCCTTCCAAGACTCCCGATTCGAGTTAGGAGTCTTGGATAAACTTGCGGGGGTTCCGGTGTGGAGTCTCATTCTTGTGTCTATTTCTACCCATGTTGTGCCGTTGTAGATGTAACTAATAACCGAGTCGTAGCTATTTGCAGCACTGTTTTCTTGATATTGCCATCTAGTCCCCGTTGCAGCACCTCCTGTGGGTGTGGTATTTGCAACAACCTCAGAATCCCTCGAAAGAAACCATCTACCGCCTCCTGTAGCCGTGAAACAGCTTTTACTGTTTGCTATTGCCGTTGTGTTGGTTTTTTCTAATACTAACCAGACTTTTTCTGTAAGGGCAAAAAACAGAATGCCGTCCTGATAATCCGTGACATTGAGTGCTGTGATTGCAGCGATATTAACCTTTGAACCCATCCAAGCCATAATCTTTTATCCTGTTTTAATTTTTCTATTGATTAAGGTGAAACTGTAGATAATACAAAATCCCCGGTTTCAGTATTATTAATATTATCATTATTGTAATAACTGGTTGCAATTATCGTATAAATAAAACCAGCGTTAGTAGGGGTAATTGTTAACTCAGCTATCCCATCGATGTCTTCGTCACTAGCATAGCCAAATTCATTGACTCCTTCATTTACTTTTAGATACGGCTCAAAATCTCCTGAAGCAGTTGTATCAAGAGTTATTGTTATCGGTTGATTAACAACAAATCCTGTAATAGTGTACTCAATCCAGTTCTTAATAACGTCATTATTCTCATCAACTTCATAGTCCAAATAGCCATTGACAGTCTGATTAATTCCAATAGTTTCGGGTGTTGGTGTTGGTGTTGGTGTTGGGGTTGGGGTTGGGGTTGGGGTTGGGGTTGGGGTTGGTGTTGGTGTTGGTGTTGGGGTTATCCAAATCCCATTATGAGCTTCATAGGTAATTCCGGTTGTTGTGTTTATCCATTTTTCCCTATTAGAGTTAGGAGTTTTAGTTAGACTTGCAGGAGTTCCGGCAGCCGTTCTAACTCTGGCATCTAATTCAATCCATGTCGAGCCATTGTATTGATAACTGATAACGCTATCGTAGCTATTTACACCCTCTTGATATATCCAACGGGTTCCAATCGCAGCCGCCCCCGTTGGCGTGGTAGTGGCAACAACAGTGGAGTCTCTGGATATAAACCAACGACCGCCCCCCGTTGCCGTGAAACAACTTTTACTGTTTGCTGTTGAGGTAGTGTCCGACTTTGTTAACACTAACCAGGTTTTTTCTGCAAGGGCAAAAAATAGAATGCCGTCTTGATAATCAGTGACATCTAAAGCCGTTATAGCTGCAATACTAGCTCGTGAACCCATCCAAGGCATTTGATTAAATCTCCGCTATAGTTAAGTTCAGTAATACAGGAATAAAGTTAGGGATTGCCCCGTTCCAATCTTCTATAACTTCCGAGTTCCAACCATCGCTAGAGTCCCATAATAAATTAATAGGAGCATCAGCAGCAAAAGCCTTAACCTCTTTTAGTTTGGGTGTCAGCAGTTTAGTCTGGAGTTGGAATGGAAAGCCTTGATCTATCTTAGCATTAACCATAAAAGGTTTTAAGCTAAAATAGGCATCCGTTACAGAAAGATTGCTAACTATTCCCCCGATAATCATAGTATCAGTGGCAGCCGTGAATAGAAGTTTTTGCCCTTCTATTCTTTGGTTTAGGTTCGTTGCGATCGCCATTTAGTCTC